TCACACGTCCGCGAGGTCCGTCAACCAGCGGGCGCCCATCAGACGATCGCCTCGAGCTCGTCCGAGAGGGCGTCGAACAGGTTGCCGAGCGTCGCGAGCGCGGCGAACAGGTCATCGACGACGCGGAGCGCGTCACGGCGGCGCGCGGCGCGCCGCACGTCGTCGGGGTCCTCGCGGATCCCGGCGACGATCAGGGCGAGCACCGCGACCCGCGCCTCGACCGGGTCCGTGGCGTCGTAGGCGTCCTCCGGGTCCGTGTCGCCGATCACGACGGGACCTCGTGGTCACCCAAGAACACACAGTCGGGGCCGGTCGACAGGTACAGGTCGTCGTAGTCGGTTGTCCCGGTGCTACCGGAATGGGCGAGCGCGACCGCGTCGATTACGGTTTTGGTGCCACCGTTGAACGTGTCGACACTCGTCACGTTGATCACTTCGGCCTCGTCGACCCGGACGATCACAAACCCGATTGTGTCGTTCAACCGGAACCGGATTTCGATGTACTGCCATGTCGCGGCGGCGATGACACCCGCGGCGGACGTCGCGAGGATCGTCCCCGCGGACGTCCCGCGGCGGACCTCGATCGCGCCGGCAGTCGTGCAGGTGACGGTCAGGTGTGAAGTGCCGGTCGGGGTTGCCGGTGGGGCCGGAACATTCGCGCGGAGCTGCACAATGAACGGCGGCGCGGACAGAGGGTTTTTGTACGCGAAACCGATCGTCACGTATTCGGACTCGTCGGCGTCGGCGATGTTGTACCAGATCGACCCGGCGTTACCGATCTGCACCCCGGTCCCGTGCCGGCCGGTGCCGATCGACGACGCGAACAGGTTGAACCACGCGTCGAGATTGTCGAACGGTTCCGACAGGACGAGGGTGCAGTCGGCGGGTGGTTCGACGGCGACGACCTCGAGCAGTTTCGGGTAGTAGCGGCCCGTCATCCGCCAATAGGCGTTGACCCGGGTGACCCGTTTGCGGACACCCATCATCGCGCAATCCATGAACTGGATGACGTCCCCACCCCGGTCGTAATCCGGATAGATCAGGACCCGGCCCGGCACCGTGTAGTCGCGTAACAGCCCGAACGCGGCCCCATCCGAATAGACCCGGTTCTGTAGCTGCGCGGTGTCGACGTCGACGAAATCGATCCCCAGCTCGTACCCGTGACGCGACGCGGCGTCGGTCAACAACGCACCGGCGACGGATGCGCCACCGTCGAACAGCAGATCGAGTTTCGGCCAGCCGGCGGCGTCCTCACGGTCACCGGCGCGGGCCTGCAACGAATCGTCGACCAGGATCCGGGTTTCCTCACCGGCCGGGTCCGCGACCCGCAGCCAGGTCGCGACGCGTTGACGTGCCGATGACCAGCGCCACACCCCGAACACCTGCCCGGGGGTGTGCGAGTTGGCTTCGATGATCGGGATCGTCGGGCCGGGCCCAAAATCGTTCCACTCGCCGACGACGACCTGGCCGGCCTCGTTGGCCCAGACCCGGCCCCCGCACGAATCGGCGACACGGTGGACGAGCGCGAGGACCGGGTCACGGATCTCGAACGCGGCGACCGTGACCGCCGCGACCGTGGGCGTCAACGTCTCGAACGGGAACTCAATCGCATCCCATATCTCGGCGAGCGCGGCGGCGCCGGTGATCCCACCGACCGTCGACGGCGGTTCGTCCTCCTGCGAACGCCACCCCGACGCGTAGTACAGGACGTCGTAGGCGGTGATCCGCCATGTCTCCGGGCCCGGTGTCGGGTCGGTGTCGAACCGGTCAATGATCCCGGTGAACCACGGAAGCCACACGTCCTCGTCGGGGTAGTTCATCCCGACCCGGATCAGCGATCCCGGGGCGAGGCGGGTTGCCTGGTCGGGGTGCCGGAAATGGCCGATCACCGGTTCGAGCGACATCGTGTTCACGACCAGCTGCCCGACCGGCCACCGCGATTCGGCGGTGTCGGTCGTGCCGGCCATCCAGTCCGCATCGATCACGTACGCGGTGATATCGGACCAGACGGCGAGGACCGGGTCGACGTCCGCGATTTCCGCTTCGGTGAGTTTGGCGAGCTCGACGACGATCCGGCCGGTCTCGTCGAACCCGGCCGGGACACCGTGCGGCGGGTGTGGGGCCTGCGCGCAGAAAATCGTCCACTGGTTACGGAAACTCAACCCGGGCCCCGGACGCGCTGATACTCGCGGGCCGACAGGTCGAGCTCCATCGGTGACGGTGCGGCCGGATAGAAGTTGTTGACCGTTTCACCGCGCCCGGCCCGGGCGGTCGACACCGGGGCGGTGTCGGCGACGGCCCCGGTTTTCAGCCCGTTCAAGATCATCAGCGCGTCGACCGCGTTCTTGACGGCGTCGGCGTACCCCTGCACCTTCGGGGTCGCGTCCTTCGCGCTGTCCCCCTGGAACTTCTGCCACGCCGCGGCTTTCTGGGCGGCCTCCGTCAGTTTGTCGTTCTCCTGGTAGAGCGCCATCACGACGAGGGCGAGCTCGTCGGCGTCGGCGCCGGCGTCGTCCATCACCCGCGCCCATTCGTCGATCGATTCTTTCGGGCCGGCGGCGAGCGCGGTGAACTCGTCGACCTTGAGACCCATGTTGTTGACCTCGTCGGTGATGTCTTCGATCACCGACGAATCGCCCCACGGTAGGAGCGCGGACAGTCCGGCTTCACCGGCGACACGGACCGTGACCCGCTTTTCCTCGTCGAGCACTTCTTTCAGCGCGACGGCCGCCTCGAGCCCTTCCAACAGTTTGTCCGTCAGGGCTTCTATGCGGGCGGTGTCGAACGCGTCGGCGTCCTTGAGGACCTGCATCGTGGACGTGATGCCTTCGAGCGCGAGCCCGGCGAGCGCGATCCCGCCGGCCGACTTCGCGATCGTCGAAATCGGGATCGCACCCCCGGCGGCCGCTTCCGCCAACTGGCCGAGCCCTTGGGCGGCCGGCCCGGACAGCCCGGCGATCCCGGCGAGCTCACCGGCGATGTTGCCGGTCATGTTCTCCGAAACGTTCTTGACGTCACCGACCTTGGTCTCGACGTTCCCCAGGTCGGTCACCGCGTCGGTCGCGCCGGGTGTCTCCACGGTCACGGTGACGGTCTGACCGTCCGCGGTCTGCGCGGCCGCGGTGACATCGTCGAGCGCGGCCTCCGCTTCGGTCACCCCGGCAACGTCGACGTCAACGTCGGCGGTCGCGGTCTTCTGATCGAGACCGTCGACCGCTTCGCCGGCCTCCTTGGCGACGTCGCGGACCTCCTCGAGGTTCGTGACCGAATCGCCGGTCTTGACGTTGACGCCTACTTCGATCTGCTCAGCCACGGCCGGCCTCCTCGAGCACCGCGGCGACACCCTTCGCGGCGGCGTCGGTCTGCGCGGCCCGAACCAGCTTGAAGACGTACCGGATCGCGCCCTTCCCGGTGGACCCGGGGTGGTCGACACCGCGGGCCGGGTGCGCGTAGTCGGCGCCCTTCACGAACTTGACTGTGCGGCGTTTCCCTTTGCCTTTGGCGCCGCCGATGCGGTGCGGTTTCGCGCCGTGCTCACCGAAAGCCCAGACCCCTTGGGGTCGGAGCTTGATCACGATCCGCAGCCCTTCGCGGAGCTCGACCCGGTCGTACCCGAACCCGGCTTTGACCGACTTGTTCTTCCACGGTTTCAGGTCGGACCCGAACGCGGCTTTCGCGGCTTTCGCGGTTTCCTTCTTGAGGATCGGGCCGGCGACCCGTTCGAACGTCGCGCCGGCCGGGCCGTGCAATGTCAGCGCGGTCGCGTACCGGTCGAGTCGGGCGGTGACAGGCGCGAACGCGTCAACGGTCATCGGCCTTGCGGGCGGACTTGCGGGCGGCGGCCAGTACAGCGGTGTCGGCGACCACGACCGGCTTTTCGACACACGGGCACGACACCGTCGCGATCCATGTCTCGTCGGCCTTCCCCCCGTAGTCGGTGCCCGGGATCACACACTGGCCCTTCATCCCGGCGACCGTGTCGACGTCCCCGTGCGGTTCGATCGAAAACCATTTCGTCAAAGCCTCGTTGTCCCACAGGTACTGCGCGAACGACGTCGCGTTGAGCCCCCAATCCTGCAAGTACTCGAGGTCCAACGCGTACTTGGTGGAGGCGAGGTCATCGGACGCACCGGCCCCATACGTCGCGGGGACCGTGATGGTCTGCGGTGAATGGGCGATCACGAACGATGTCACCTGGAACGTGGCGTCCTGACCGGCGGCGAGCCCGGCCTCGGTGTCAGCGAAATGAATCGTGGCTTGCGACTTCGGATTGATCACGTAACGCGGCATCAGGGGTCTCCCATTTCAGGTGCTTCGGTGACGGTGTGCCGGCAGATCACCGCGGGTGCCGGTGTCGTGCCGACCGTGACGGTCTCGACGGACAGGGCCGGGCGTTGCGCCGTGTACGTGGGGCCCGGCCCCCAGGTGTCGACCGCGACCGCGACAGCACGGACGAGCCGGTCGCGGAGCTCGAAATGCGCTGCAGCATGATCCCCCGCGGGGAGCACGATCCGCTCCTCGTACTCGTGGCGCCACACGTCGCGGTCGCGCACCGACCCGACCCAGGCGACGACAACGGTTGCGTCGGTGATCGTGTCCGGCTCCTCGTCGACAACACGGGTCGGGGCGCACGCGTCGGCGAGCATCGCGGTGAGCTCGGCACGAATCCATGCGTGTTTCACGCGAACCCGAACGAGTGCTGCGCGCCGTGGCAGAGCATCGCCCGGTGGCGGCGGGCGATGTCACCGACCGCGACCATGGCGGCCTCACCCTCGCCACCCTCGGCGAAGTAACCGAACTGGGCGCGGGGCAGTTTCAACCAGTCGCGGGCGTACCCCTCGACCGCGCCCCAGTTGAACGCGGCGAGATCGTCGAGCGGGTCGTCGTCGGGCCGGTCGAGCTGCACACGCGCCCAAGACATCGCCGCGTCATGCGCGGCGATGACCTCCGGATCGTTGACCGTGCGGCGCAGCGACGCGGCGAGCGACGCGACCGTCACCGTCACCGCTTGGCGGCCTTGGAGTCGGTGTCGACCGGTGTGCGGCCGCGCTTGGCGGTCGCCTTGTCGGTGTCGGTGTCGTCGGTGTCGTCGCCGCGGCGGCCGCGGTCACCGATCGGGCGGTCCTCACCGTCAACGGTGCGGGTCGAGAGCAGCGCCGTGACGGTCAACGTGCCCGACACGATGTCATCACCGGCGACCGGCGGGGTGGCGGTGCCCGGTAGCCCGACCTCGACCGACCAGGTCGACGTGTCCGAGTCGTAGACAACGGTTCCTAGGTACTTCGGCATTTTGGGTTTCCTCCGTGGGTTCTGGCGGCCTAGGCCGCGTCGACGATCTTGACGAGCCCGGCCGTGTCGACCGGGCCGTGCGCGGCGAACTCGTACACCGCATAGTCACGCGACAGGGTTTCGGGAACGTCGGCCTGCATCGTGTTCATCGGGCCGACCATCGTCCGAAAGGCGTCACGGACACCCATCACGGCGACCTTCCCGGTCCACGACGGGATGATCGCGTACGCGAGGTCCATCACCTGACCGGTGTCGGTGTTCGTCAACGACATCTGACCGTGGGCGTTCATCGGGCCGAGCGCCGGGAACAGGGGCCGGCCGGTCGTGTCCTTCGCCTTGGCGAGCAGAACCCACATGTCGACCGACATGCCGAGCACCTCCGGGGGGGACTGGATCGTCGGGGCCTTCAACAGCAGCGCCGCGGCATCGATGAACGCGTCGACATGGGCCTGACCGGTCGCGTTGACCTCCTGCGCGGGGTGGGTGTCGTCGGATGCGGCGAGGACCGCGGCGGCGACGACAACCTCGAGGTTGAGATCCATTTCGGTGACGTACATCCGATAGACCTCGTTCAGGTACGACGGGTCCGAACGCTCGATCAGCTGAATCGACATGCCCTGCCCACCGGCGTACGTGTCGACGTCCCATGACGCCGAACCGATCTTCACCTTGCGCGATGGGATCTGGGCGAGCTCACCGTCCTGCAACCCGACCAGCGGGCGTTGGATGATCACCGGTTGATTGATCGTGTTCCCGGTCGGCGGCAGCGGACGTTGCGAGAACAGGGTCGACGACGGTGTCCGGTTGCGGCGAAGATCGATGATCTCACCAATCCACGCTTCCTGCGCGAACAGCCCGGGCGCGTCGGACGACGCGGCGGACGACAGGGCCCGAAAGTAGTGGGCGCGTTCGTCGAGCGACAGCTGTCGGGATGCGGCGGCACGGACGAACTCGCCGAGCGACCGGAAACGGCCGACCCGCACCGGTGCCGGCCCGGCGGCCGGGTGCAACTGGTGGACACCGGCCGCCGACCGCACCGCGGGCAACGAGCGGGCCAGGGCGACCGGCTCGGGGTCCGGGATCTCCGGCGTGTCCGGGCCGTCCGGGTCCGGTTCGGTCGGTGTCAGGTTGACGTTCCCGTCAATGTCGAATGTTGGCACGCTGGCCTCCGTTGGTAGTGAGCGCCGGCCGAGCACGGCGGCGGATAGGTGAGCGGGATGCAAGGTGAACGCGAGACCGGTGAGCACGGCACGGGCGCGGGTGATCAGCTGACCGGGGCGGCCCGGTGTCGGGTCGTCGTCGAACTCGATCGAAACGTGTTCGACGACGTCCTCGTCCAACAGGGCGAGCAGGTCCCGGCCGTCCGCGGTGTCCGCGACCCGGACCTGGGCGTAGGCGCCGTCATCGCGGTCCTCGATCGCCCGGACCCGGCCGACCACCGCGCCGGTGTGTTCGTTACGGACGAGTAGCCGGTCGTCGCCGGGGGTGAGACCACCCCGGGTGAACTGTTCGGAATACCAGGTACGGCCCCCGTCGTCGGAGACGTTCGCGGGGGTGTCCCACGCGACGAGACGGACGTCGACGGTGCGGCCGTCACCGTCGACCCGCCCGATCCGGCCCGGCCGTGTCGACCGTGCGAAACTCATGACACCGACCTCAGTGGTGGCGGTGCGGCGGCGATCGTCGCCAAAGCTTCGGTGTCACCGGCGAGCCGTTCGACACCCTGTAGCAACGTGTCCAGATCGAACCGGGCCCGCAACCCGGGCGCGAGCAGGCGGGTGAACCCGTCCTCGATCCGGCGCAACCAGGTCGGGCGCAAAGAGAGGATCGTCCAGCGTGTCAGCTCGTCACGGACGTTCGAATAGGTCATCGTCCCCTGGGAGACGACATTCGCGATCGATGGGGCGACGTTCGTCGCCCTACACACTTCGGCGGCGGCGAAATCGAGCACGGCGATCGTCTGGCCGATGTCCTGCGCGGAAGGGCCGGCCTCGATCAGCCATTGCGGGTCGACAACCCGGATCGTCTCCCCACCCGCGACCCACTGCGACTGTGCCTCGAGGGCCTGCCCGGGTGCCAATGGGATGGTCGAGCGGAGCACCATCGACGGGTTCCCACCGGACCGGTAGAACGTCGCAAGGTACGAGTAGGCATAGGCGTAGTTCTCGAGCGCCGTCCAACAGCGGCGCAACGGTGAATGCCCGAGCGGGCCACGGCGCGGGTCGTCATTCAGTTTCCAATGGTTGACCTGGTCGGTGCGGGCCGGTAACCCGTGAACAGTCCAGCCGGCGACCTCGAGATCGCGGGCCGGGTCGGCGAACATCACCGGCGCGACCGTCGACGGGTTCTGCACCTTCACCGCGACGTCGAAACGTTGCCCGAACTCCACCAGCGCGTAGGCGTTCCCTTCCCACCACAACGACTGGACGAGCTTGTGCAACGTGATCATCCGGTCCTCGTCCGGGTCCGGTTGAATCAGGACCGCCGGGGTGTTCACCACCCGGTTGCCGTTCTGGTCTTCGGCGTACAGCTCGGCGGACGCGATCACGTCCGCGTGCAACTGCGCGAGGCCTTGGGTGATCGGCAGCTCATCGATCGCGTAACGGGTGCCGGCCACCCGGTTGTAACGCGCCGCGGACAGCTCGCGTTGAATCGCGAGCTCCGGCGAGGTCGATCGTTTGCGGCGCCGTCCGAACATGTCATCGGACAGGCAACACGGGTCGCGTATCGTTGACGGTGATGCCAAAAGCGCGGCCATCACCACCCGGCACCACCGAACCCAGCGGAGAACGGGCGATCACCACCGACGACGTCGCCCAGATCTTCGGTGTGACCGTGCAGGCGGTCCGCGATTGGCGGCACCTGCAGGTCGGGCCGGCGTACTTCAGGACCCCCGGCGGACAGGTCCGCTACACCCGGAGCGCCGTCAACGCATGGATCGACGCACACCGGTCACGCCACTAGTTGCGTCAGATGACGAAACCCGGGTCACCAGATGCGGCCGCGGGTCGCCGCGGGGAAGAGCTTTCGATGGCCCCACACGGCCATCGTGACCGCGCACACCGGGGAGATGTCCACGGGTGATTCGCGCCGGTTCCACGCCCACGAGTCGCCGAGCGGTCGGGTGCGGGCCTGCGCGACCGCCCGGTCCAGGTCCGGTTGACCGACGTGGACGACGTCACCGACGTCGACGAGCCCGTCGTACAGCACACCGGTCGACTGGGTGAACTCGACCGAGTCCGGTTCGGTCACCGGCACACCTTTCGCGGTGACCCGGTCGATCATCGACCCGGCGGGGGCGCGCCGGTCCGCGACAACAGCCGCGGGGGTGTAGCGGGCCTGCAGCCGGACGAGCTCGGGGATCAGCCACGACGTGCCGGGCCGGCGTTCGACGATCACCACGACCTCGCCCGCGGTCGCGGTCCTCGAGCACACGGCGATCGTGGCCGACTGGCGGTCATGGGCGACGTCGAACGCGAGCACGTGCGGCGGCGCGGGTACAGCTTCGACGGGTGCGCGGGCCTGACGCGCCCACACCGCCGGCGGGATCTTCTGTTCGAGTGTTTCCTCGCGGCGGTGGCACAGGTAGGCGCGGTCGAACTCCGGTTCCCCCAACGAGACGAGCTCGAGGCGTAGCCGGCGTTCGTCGATCGTCTGGCCGAGCGCCGGGATCCGCCGGTGCCAGACCTCGGGGTCGGCGACGTGTTCGTCGTCGGCGCGGGACCATTCGAAGTAGGCGACGTTCGTGTCCGGGTCGAACAGTGAGGCGAGCCCGACGTCCTGGTAATGCATCAGCAACCCGTCCGTGCCGTCACCGGGGGTGGAGATGATCCACAGTTGCGGGTCGGGGCGGGTGATCATCGTCGGCGACAGGGCGGCGACCATCGTGAGGTCCGGATGCGAGAAAGCCTCGTCGACGACGGCCTGGTCGGTCGTGAGACCGTGCCCGGCGTCGTCGGTGTTCGCGACGATCACGAGTTTCGACCCGTTGCGCCAGTAGATCCCCTCCGACCCGTTCGACCGGCGGCACACGTACCGGCCACGCGTCGCGGTCGCCCGGTTCAACCGTTTGAACTCGTACTCGTCGAGCAGGCGTTCGCGGGCCATCAGCCGGTTCTGGGCGGCGTACACCGACGTCGAGTCGGGCCGGCGGTGCGGGCCCCAGGTGAGCAGACTCTCGACACCGGTGGTTTTGCCGTTCTGGCGTGGCATCACCAGGACCACGATCCCGTAGGCGAGGCGGCCGTCGTCGCCGAGCTCGAGCGCGACGTCCATCACGTGCCGCTGGTGGTCCATCAGCTGATGACCGGTCAACAGGCGGGTCCAATCGTCGACCGCCGGCCCGAACGTCGGCCGGTCGTAATTACGCGGTGTGCCGTGCCGTGGCGGACAGTGAAGCGAGCAGATCGTCGCGCTCGTCACCTGTTGATTCTGGTGGAACGATCCCCAACCTCTCGCGCACCGCGCGGAGCTCACGCGTCGCGTTCAGCTTCCGCCACCCACCTTCGGCGCCCTCGGCCTCGGCCCGGTCGACCTCACGGGCGACGAGCCGGTAGGCGGCCTCGAGCGCCTTCAACCCGGGGGCGATCGTCTCGCGTTTGCGGAGCTCGCGTAGATCGGCCTCCGCGAAACGTTCGACGGCGCCTTTCGCGTGCCGGCCACGCGGGAACAGCGACGATTGGCCGCTAGTCGTCATCGGCGGGCAATCCGAACGTCTTGCGGGCAACCGGTTCGACGATCATGCGCACAATCTCGTATTCGGTCGGGTCGTCGTGGTCTGCCTCGTCGGCCACGGTCCAGTCGTCAGGGCCGTCGGCCTGCATCCAAGAGAAGTCGCCATAGATCAAGTCACCGTCGGTGCGGCGGATGGCGTAGAAGGACTCAGTAATCACAAACCTGGGTCGTGGTCGTCGGGGGAGAGAACGTTGAC